CGTTCTGCGTTACCAAGGTCTAGCGTTTAGCTGGATAGGCTTTGACGAACTTACTCAGTGGCCTTCACCATTTGCGTGGAACTACATGAGATCACGTCTACGGTCTACTGCACCTGACCTACCTGTATATATGAGGGCTACTACCAACCCAGGAGGTAGAGGCCATCACTGGGTAAAGAAAATGTTTATTGATCCTGCCCCTGCAGGTAAATCGTTTGAAGCTACTGACATTGAAACTAATGAAGTACTTCGCTATCCTGCAGGACATGAGAAAGCAGGAAAGCCATTATTTAAACGTAGGTTTATTCCTGCACGTTTGAAAGATAACCCATACCTGTCAGAGCAAGGCGACTACGAAGCTATGCTACTGTCACTACCAGAACAACAACGTAGACAGTTGCTAGATGGTGATTGGGATATTAAAGAAGGTGCTGCCTTTACAGAGTTTGATAGGAACATTCATGTTGTCGAACCTTTTAATATACCTAACAACTGGGTTAAGTTTAGGGCATGTGATTACGGTTATGGTTCTCACAGTGGTGTGTTGTGGTTTGCCGTTTCGCCTAATGAGCAACTTGTCGTATATAGAGAATTATACGTCAGTAAAGTACTCGCCACAGACCTTGCCGATATGGTCTTAGACCTAGAAGCTGAAGACGGAAACATTAAGTATGGAGTGCTTGATAGTTCTTTGTGGCATAAGCGTGGGGATACTGGTCCTAGCTTGGCTGAACAGATGATCATGAAAGGTTGTCGTTGGAGGCCATCAGATCGTTCTAGAGGTTCACGTGTATCAGGTAAAAATGAAATACACCGTAGACTACAGGTAGATGAATTTACTGAAGAGCCAAGATTAGTATTCTTCAATACTTGTACTAATATAGTTGCACAGTTACCAGCTTTGCCAATAGACAAAAAGAATCCAGAAGACATTGATACAACCTCAGAAGACCACTTGTACGATGCTTTAAGATACGGTATAATGTCAAGACCACGGTTTAGTGTATTTGATTATGATCCATATGGTAAACCATCCGTTGGTATGAGAGTTGCAGATAGCACATTTGGATATTAAGGAAGTGTAAATGGAAGACGATAACGAAACATTTATTGAAGATGATTCAATCGTACTAGAGGACGTTGAAAACGACATCTCTGAAGATTATAAGACAGAGAATATTATTCCATTTATTATGGAACGTTATCATCGTGCTGAAGACTATCGTCGTCAAGATGAAGAACGTTGGCTACGATCTTATCGTAACTATCGTGGTATTTATGGTCCAGAGGTACAGTTCACTGAGGCTGAGAAGTCTCGTGTATTTATCAAAGTAACTAAGACTAAAGTTCTTGCTGCCTACGGTCAGATTGTAGACGTACTATTCGCTAACAATAAATTCCCACTTACCATTGATCCTACTGAACTTCCTGATGGTGTGGTTGCAGATGTTAGCTTTGATCCACAAGAGCCAGAACAATTACGCACTAATGGTAAAGAACAACCTGTAAGTCCATATGGATATGCAGGAGATGGTCGTGAGATACCAGCAGGTGCTACAGCTAAAACACTGGCTGATAGCCTTGGACCACTTAAAGATAAGTTTGACGGTATAGATAATCTTAAAGTAGGCGCAGGTAAAACACCAACTGCAGTTACATTTAGCCCAGCAATGATTGCAGCTAAAAACATGCAGAAGAAAATTCACGATCAGCTAGAAGAATCAAACGCATCTAAACATCTTCGTAGTACAGCATTTGAAATGGCACTCTTTGGTACAGGGATCATGAAAGGTCCATTTGCTGTAGACAAAGAGTATCCTAACTGGAACGAAGACGGTGAGTATGAACCTAGCATGAAAACTGTGCCACAGGTTAGCCATGTATCTGTGTGGAACTTTTATCCAGACCCCGATGCAAATAACATGGACGAAGCTCAGTATGTAATTGAACGTCACAAACTATCACGTTCACAAATGCGTAACCTAAAGAAACGTCCATACTTCCGTTCATCTGTTATTGACGAAGCTATCAAACTAGGTGAAAACTATAACAAAGAATATTGGGAAGAAGACCTAGCTGACTATGCACCAGAGCATGGTATTGAACGTTATGAAGTTCTAGAATACTGGGGCATGGTAGATACTGAAACATTAGAAGAGCAAGGTGTAGATATTCCAGAAGAGCTAATGGCTATGGATGAACTACAGGCTAACGTTTGGATTTGTAATGGTCGCCTACTACGTATGGTGCTAAACCCATTCAAACCATCTTCTATTCCTTACGTAGCTGCACCATATGAACTGAATCCATATTCATTCTTTGGTGTTGGTATTGCTGAGAACATGGACGATACGCAAACTCTAATGAATGGTTTCATGCGTATGGCTGTAGATAACGCAGTTATGTCAGGCAACCTACTGATTGAAGTAGATGAAACTAACCTAGTTCCAGGCCAAGACTTAACAGTATACCCAGGGAAAGTATTCCGTAGACAAGGTGGTGCCCCAGGACAGGCTATCTTTGGCACTAAGTTTCCTAACGTTTCAGGTGAGAACATGCAGCTATTTGACAAGGCTCGTGTGCTTGCTGACGAATCAACTGGCTTCCCATCTTTTGCACATGGACAAACAGGTGTGCAGGGTGTAGGCCGTACAGCTAGTGGCATTAGTATGCTAATGGGTGCTGCTAGTGGTGCTATTAAGAATGTTATTAAAAACGTAGATGATTATCTACTCAGACCCCTTGGTGAACGACTGTATCGCTTTAATATGCAGTTTGACTTTAACCCTGAGATTCGTGGAGACTTAGAAGTTAAAGCACGTGGTACAGAATCGTTGATGGCTAATGAAGTACGTAGCCAACGTTTAATGCAGTTTATGCAGATTGCAAGCGCACCAACACTTGCACCTTTCGCAAAATTCCAGTATATTATTAGGGAGATTGCTAAATCGTTAGAACTTGATCCAGATAAAGTTACTAACAACATGAATGAAGCAGCGATCCAAGCGGAGCTAATGAAACAGTTTCAACAAGAAGCTCAAGAGCAACAACCACCAGCAGGGGCTAACCCAGCCGATCCAACAGGCGCAGGTGGTGGTACAATAGGAACTGGTATGGCTCCACAACCTAACGAACAAGGATTTAGTGGAAATGGACAAGGAGCACCTGAACAAGCTCAAGGGGCTGGTGAGCAACCACCAGCAGTGGACCAACTTCAGTAACTATTTAGATAGTCTGATAGAAGGTCAACAACGTACAATAGAACAATCGGATAACCCCACAGAAATGTATAGAGCACAAGGAGCTATATACGAACTGCGTAAGCTAAAAAGTTTGCGTGATGTAATTTCAAACTTAGGATAATGCTATGATGAATCGACCTCAAATGTACCAAAAAGGTGGCCTCAAAGATGAGGGTGGAGAAATTGATGAAGTGTCAGGGAACAAAGTTCCAACTGGCGGTACTAAGAAAGGTGTGCGTGATGACATTGATGCACGACTAAGTGCAGGTGAATGGGTGGCAGATGAAGCCACTACACGCTATCATGGTTTGAAAACGTTTTTAGGTATGCGTGATGAAGCCATGATGGGCATGAAGAAAATGGAAGCAATGGGGTTGATGGGTAATGCGGATGAGGCAACATTACCTACTGACATGCCTTTTGGTATGGGTGATCTTATCATAGTAGACGTAGACGATAACGGCAATGAAAAAGAAGTTAAAATGGCAGATGGGGGTCTAGCATTTAACCAAAGTGGTATGGCAGATGATCAAGCAGGTGAAAGTATTTCACTAGGCTCTTTGCAGCAAGACGTACCTATGCAAAGTGATCCTGATCGTCCTCAAGTAACTTTTGATGAAGTTATGGCTGATGCCAAGATGGAGTTTAAAGAGTATCGTAACGCTGAAGGACAGAGCCTTATGGTTCCGTTTATTGGCGGTGTACCTCTTTATCCTATTCCTGAAGGTTATACACTTTATACAGGTGAAGGAGAAGAGGGTATTGAAGCTCCTCAACTACCATCTACAGGTGCTGAAACAATTAGTGCAGCAGTGCAGAGTGATGGCCCTGACATGGCAGCAATCAATGCCTACAAAGCATCAGGACAAGATGATTCTATTGATTGGGATTCTTTATCCGACGAAGAGTTTTTAGATAAAGCAAATGAACGTAATGGTTTTGGTCGTAACCTAGCTATGGGTGTTGCATCTTTGATTAGCCCCCTTGCAGCAATCGGTATGGGTGCAATGCTACGTTATGAAGATAACCGTATTCTTGAAATGGCTAAAGCTCGTCTAGCTAACTTACCTGCTGGTCAACGTGCTGCCTATGAAGAAATGATCAAAGGCTATGAGGATCGTCAGAAAGGTTTGTTTGGCGGCATCATTAATAAAATTATTAACACTGTTGGTGACATGCTTGGTCTTACGGATGCACAGAAAGAAAAAGGTGCAAATGCAAACTTGATTTCTCACAGCCGTAACATTGATACATATGCTAATACACAAGGACAAGCTACACAAGAAGCTATTGATGCACTGAACACAGGCATGATTGGTGTAGCAGGTAGCACATTTACTACAGACCAGTATACAGCAGCTAACACAGTTATTGCAGCATACCAAGAAGACCCAACCTCTGTTGACAAAGCACTATACGATACAGCTATTACAAATATGGCAAATCACATTGGTGAAGAGCTAGGCAACTTTGTTGATCCTTCAATTATGAGTGCCGTACAAGCTGGTGGTGAAGATACACGTATTGCACTTGTAAATGCTGTATATCAAAACTTAGATGGTGTTAAAGCGCAGCTAGATGATATGTCAGATACGCAAAAGGCATTTCTAGGCTATGATGGTACAAACTACAGAGATGTTGTTGACACACTTCGTGAAGATGCGTCACAGATACTTCCAGTTGATACGCCACGTTTAGACCCAGCTACAGAGCCTATGGGTCTTACTGATACATCACGAGCAGCATCAGCAGCACGTCAAGAGGCTGGTACAGCTATGGGTATGCTAGATACTTCTGATAGCACCTCAATGCCTATTACTCGTGACTTTGCTACAACTACAACTCAGGCTACGACTACACCAACAAGTACTACAGACTTCTTGCAAACTCAACGTAATAATCAAGTACAAACATTGGTTAATGCAGGTGTTGATCGTAATCTTGCAGAGGCAACTATCCCTGCTGCATCTACATCATTTACTACGCCAACACAAACTGGTCTTGAGGCAATGGAAGCACCTATGCCAACTACTGATGTTTCTGCCCCTTCATATGCTACAATGGATATGGGTGAAGCAGGACGTGGTACAGTAGATGCTCAAACAACTGCAGCGTTCCAACCTACTACTACAGATACAGAAGCGTACACAGGTCAGGCGTATCAGTATCCAACTGAAGCACCGAAAACTGTAAGTTCATTTTCTGCAGCACAACAAGAGCAAGATATTGGTGACTATGCACAACAAGTATATGGTCAAACTGGTAATCTAGAACGTGCTGACTTAGAAGCTGCAGGTTATACAGGAACTGAAATAAAATCCTTTATGGAACAGAAACCTCTTGTAGAACAACAAATACAAACGGGTGTAGGCACAGTTGGCTTTAATCAACAAACTGCTGAAGCATTTAAACTTAAAACTGAAGATGATAAAAAAGAAACAGCACTAATGCAACAACCCGTTGTAAGTGATGCTCGTAAAGAAGAAATGCTTATGTCGCAACCTGTAGGTGTAGGCCAAACGGTAACACAGGTTACGCCATCACAAGAGATACAAGATAAAGTTAAACCTGAAGATATTAAATACGATGCCTTTGGAACACCTATAGAAGAAGCAAAGGGTACTCCTGTAGCTGATATAAAACTAAAAGATATTATTCCTGAAGCTGGTGTAGCTAAAGAATCATTTAGTGATGCCTTTGCACGTAACAGAGCAGCAGGTGCAGCAACGTTTACGTTTGAAGGTAAAACCTATACTACTGAAACTGCAGAAGAGGCAGCAGCAAAAGCTGCAGAAGCAGAAGTAAAAGTTACAAAAGGTAAATATGATCCAACAGCAAATAAACAATTGTCTGCTGGATTTACTAAGAATATACTTTCTGATGCAGAGCAAACTGCATTTGATGCTGCTGTAGATAGAGGCGACAGTGCTGTAGCAAATCACTTTGCTTCTGTTAACAGACTGCGTAATAAACAAGATGCATATGCTGAAAGTAACTTTGATCCAGCAGTTGGCGCATCACTTGGTTTATCTGCAAACGATATGGAACAAGCTGAAAAGTATGGTGGTAGTATTCAGACTGCTATTGATGAAGGACGTGCTGTATCATCAGGTTTCCTTAAACCAGTAGAAGTTGTAGACGATAGTAAGAGTAAAACAAAAACTTCTACTAAATCAACTAAGTCTACTAAGACTTCTACTAAAACTACAACAAAGTCTACTAAATCAGATGATGGTGGAGAAAAAACATATAGTAGTTTGGCTGAAGCTGCAGCAGATGGTAAACATGGTCAGGCAGTTAAAATTGCAGGTAAAGGCGTTCAGAAGGTTGAGTTTGCAGATAAAACTTATGACGCTAAAATGAAAAAGAAATCTGATACAGTTAAGACTACTACTACAAAGAAAAGTAGTAATAAGGATAGTGGCGGTAAGACTGAATCAAAATCTGATAGTGGCGGCTGCTGCTTCATTATGCTAGAAGCCCGTTACGGTGATGGTACAATGGACGAAGTTGTACGCCGCTATCGTGATGAACACATGACTGAACGCAATCGTCGTGGATATTATAAAGTAGCAGAAGTACTTGTTCCATTAATGCGTAAGTCATCTGTTATTAAATGGTTAGTAACTAAAACATTTGCTGATCCACTAGTATCATATGGTAAATATTACTATGGACAGAACAAACACGGTGTGATATACTCTCCTGTAAAGAGCCTATGGATGAAACTATTTGATACTGTAGGTGGAGATACGGAGTTTATACGTGAAAACGGAGAAGTCGTATAGTAAGCCTTACACAAAAGAATACGCAGATGTATATAATAATCTGTACCTTTTAGATGAAGCACACTATCAACACACTAAGTTTGAAATAAACATAATAGAGAACTTACTACAAAATAAAACAAATTGGTTAGATGTTGCATGTGGAACGGGTTATCACCTTAACACTGTAACATCTGACGTAGAAAAACACGGTATTGATCGTTCAGCAGATATGATCAATTACGCAAAAGAAACTACTAGCAAAGACATAAAGTACTTAGTTGGTGATATAAAGAAAGTAAAACTTAATACTTTATATGACCTAGTTACTTTTCTGTGGATAGGCTATGTACACTCTAAATCTGTAGATGATGCAGTAAATTCACTATACTGTTCATCTAACAGAGTAAACAAAGAAGGTAACTTCTTACTTACGTTTTGTGATCCTATGTATTTGTTTGAAACATTTGAGGATAGACAAAACTTTTTAAATCGTGGTGATATGACATTTGATGGTGTTGTTTGGTCATACAGAGATGATGTAAACAAACTAGAATACAAAAACCTTGTAGCACCAAATAGATTTAAGATAATAGAAAAGATATTACCATACTATACTGACGTAGTTGAAATAGTATACCCACAAGAAAATAATATGTACTGGAAAAAATCAGCACTCTTATTTGTCAATAAAAGGAAATGATATGGACTTACAAGATTACAAAATGATGATGGCTAATCGTTATGAATCACTTTCTGACGATGAGAAACAAAGCATTAGCTCAGTGTTAGGTACTGCTGCTGGAAATTCTTTGGCTAAAATCTTTGGGCCAGAAATGAATGATGTTATTTCTGTTGAGCCTTTAAAAAGACCTGCAGTCAAGAAACGTGGTCTAGGTACACGATAACTATCTAGATTAGAACTGGCTACCCATCCCCCACCCCGAATGGCTACGGTGGCCCCAGTAAAGGAAATCAAATGGCAGAAGCAATGGTAAAAGAAGTGGAAACTAAATCCGCTTTTATTAACAAAAAATACACAAACGAAGATCGACTTAAAAAAGAAGAAGAAGAGCTAGAGCAATTAATAGCTGAACAAAAAGGTGAAGCAGTAGAACCCGAAGCTGAACCTGCAAATGCTGAAGAAAAAAGTTTCAAGAAACGTTATGGTGATCTTCGTCGGCATATGCAAGATAAAGAAAAAGAGTGGACAGATAGACTAAATCGTTTAGAAGGGCAACTAAATGCCGCCACTAAAAAAGAAATGCAGCTACCTACATCAGATGATGATCTAGAAGCGTGGATGCGTAAGTACCCTGATGTGGCTGGCATTGTTGAAACAATTGCAATTAAAAAGGCAAAAGAACAAGCAGCAGAGTTAGAAGAACGTGTACGTGCGGTAGATGAAATGCGTGAAACTGCAGCACGTGAAAAGGCAGAAGCAGAACTAATGCGACTTCATCCTGACTTTGATGAAATTCGTGAGAGTGATACTTTCCATGAATGGGCAAATGAACAGCCTAAGTGGGTACAAGATGCACTATACGAAAATGATAATGATGCTCGTGCCGCTGCACGTGCTATTGATTTGTACAAAGCAGATCAGAACATTCAAACTAAAAAGAAACGTAATACAGACAAGGACGCTGCACGTTCAGTGAACTCACGTAACTCACGTAGTCGTCCACAATCATCAGATGGTTCAGGTGCAATCTTGGAATCTGATGTAAATAAAATGTCTGCACAAGAATACGAAAGACGGTCTGATGAAATTATGGAAGCTATCCGTACAGGCAATTTCGTATATGATTTATCTGGTAATGCTAGATAAGCTATTGACATATAGATTTTTATAAGTATAACTATATGTATAATCGTAAGTGGTACAGCCCCTATATGGATTACCTGTGCCACTTTACACTTATTCGCAAACAACATATCCTTTCGGACAACCTAATAAGAGTGGCCCGTATGCAGTAAATATATGACTGATCATTATATATTTACAGGTATATGCACCCATAGACTGTTAGCCTTCGTACAAGTATAGTTAGTTTTGCATCTGTCATGCTTAATGCTAAAGGAGAAATACAATGGCATTTTCAACAGCAGCAGGTTACGGAAACTTACCAAACGGTAACTTTTCTCCAGTAATCTATTCCAAACAGGTGCAACTTGCATTCCGCAAGGCATCTGTTGTTGAAGCAGTGACAAACTCAGATTATTTTGGTGAGATCGCAAACATGGGCGACTCAGTTAAAATCATCAAAGAACCTGAGATCACTGTTAAGGCGTATGATCGTGGTACTACAATCACGCCACAAGATTTGGACGATGAGGATTTCTCATTGACCATTGACAAAGCGAACTATTTTGCTTTCAAGGTAGACGATATTGAAGAGGCTCATAGCCACGTCAATTTCCAAAGCCTTGCATCTGACCGTGCGGCATACCGCCTAGCGGATCAGTTTGACCAAGATGTTCTTGGTTATTTGTCAGGTTATAAACAATCTGCAATTCACGGCAACCCAGATACAGTTAACACAACTGTAAACGGTTCTAAAGCTGTATCAACTGCAGGTTCTGACGAACTGCTTGCCTCAATGAAGTTGGACGCTTCTGACTTTAACGCAGGTACAGCATCGCAATCTATTGCATTGCTACCACGTACTGGTGGTGCAACAGCTACACCTTCAACAGCAGGTGAAGCAAACCCATTGCAAATGATTGCACGTATGGCTCGTAAACTAGACCAACAGAATGTTGATACATCTGGACGGTGGCTTGTAGTTGACCCAGTATTCATGGAAATTCTACGTGACGAAGATTCACGTCTTCTAAACGCAGACTTCGGTGAGTCAGGTGGACTTCGCAACGGTCTTGTGTTGAACAACCTACATGGTTTCCGTGTTTACGTTTCAAACAACCTACCAACAATTGGTTCTGGTCCTGCAACAAACGCAGCGTCAAACGCAACTAACTACGGTGTTATCGTAGGTGGTCATGACTCAGCGGTTGCAACTGCAGAGCAGATCAATAAGACAGAAACATATCGTGACCCTGACAGCTTTGCTGACATCGTTCGTGGTATGCACCTATACGGTCGCAAAATCCTACGCCCAGAAGCGTTGGTTAATGCGCTATATAACTTGCGCTAATAGGGAGGGATAAACAATGGCTACAGTTACTACTTTATCCGCTGCCGCACACGGTTCAAGTGCACGTGGACGTTCTCCATATATGGTAGAGCAAGAAATTGATCTTGCTGCTGCTGCAACTGCAAAGGGTTCTGCCCTTGCTGCTGCTGATATTATTGAAGCAATTACTGTTGGTGCTAACACTATGGTAATGGCTGCAGGTATGGAATGTACAACAGCACCTTCAGGTGGTACAGGTACAGTTCTAGACCTTGGTATCACAGGTGGTGACGTTGATGCGTTTGTTGATGGTTTTGCTTTTGACTCTGCTTCTGCAGGTGATTATGCAACACTAGCAAACACTGCAACTCCAATCTTGGTCACAACATCAGACACAGTTGATGTATTGATCCAAGCTGCTACAACAGTATCTACCGCAGGTAAGGTACGTGTATGGGCAGTGTTGATGGATGTTGACGGACTTGGCGAAATGTCTGCCGATGAAGTCGCACGTGATGCACTAGCATAAATAAATTAAACTGAGGGGCTGGGCAACTGGCCCCTCTGATCAACTAAAGGGATTCAAACATGGCTATTACAACGGCAATGTGCACAAGTTTTAAACAAGAGCTTCTTGGCGGTACTCATGATTTGGATACCGATGTTATTAAACTTGCACTAATTAAAGATACACCTACAGGTACGTATGGTGCAGCAACAACAAACTATTCAGATGTAACAGGTAACTCTGATGAAGCTACAGGCACTGGTTATTCAGCAGGTGGACAACAGCTAGACGGCGCAACTATTTCTGCAGACGGTACTACTGCTATTGTTGACTTTACTGACGAAGTATTTTCAAACGTAACTACATCAGCAGATGGTTGTATTATTTATAACTCTTCACAATCAAACAAAGCTATTTGTGTAATTGATTTTGGTGGTACAGTTAGTGCTACAGCAGGTGACTTAACTATTGAATTTCCAACAGCAGATGCATCTAATGCAGTAATACGTATTGCCTAAGAGGTAAACTATGGCAGTCGTTCTAGCTTCAGCTAAATACGGAGTTGGTGTATACGGTGCATCTAGCTACGGTGCGGTAAATATATCATTTACTTTATCTGGAGTTGCAGCTACAGGTGCCATACAGCCTGTTGCAATAAATGGATTTGAAATTGATATATCTGAAAGACTTGATAGCGTATCTGCTACAGGTTCTATCGGAACAGTTTCTCCAAACATAAAAGAAGATATAACTGGTGTATCTGCTACAGGAGCAATAAACGGTTCTCTTGAATTTAGTAATACACACAATGTCACAAGCGTAGCATTAACAGGTAGTATTAATACACTAGGTGTTAGTAACTCTTTTGAAATAGTTGGTGTATTTGGTACAACTGCAGTAGAGTCTGTTTCAGTAGACGGTTTTGAAATAGACATTACTGAAAAAGTAACTGGTGTATCTGCTACAGGTGCTGTTACAGCAGTTCAACCTATATTTAGTTTTAACGAACTACTTCCAAGTTTTGGTCTTACTGGTTCTATTGGAATAGTAAGTCCAAACGTAAAAGAAGAATTAGCAGCTAACGATGTTACTAGTGTAAGTGCTATAGGATCAGTAAACGGTGTAACTGTAAACCTTGTTGAAAAGTTAAACTCAGTTAGTGTTACGGGTTCAGTTCAAAGAGTTCCAATTACCCCTGCTGAATTTACTGCATCTATAAATGCAAGTTCTGGAAACTCAGTACATGTAAAAATAATTGCAGTACAATTTAATTTTGAGGCAGTAAAAAATAGATACAGCCGTAGAAGAACTGTAGTATTGCCGAGGGCCGCATAATGCCTAGCACATCAGCAGAAAGAACAGTTCTAGTTCGGTATGAACGAAGATTAGTAATAGTAGAACGTAAAACTACTTCAGCAGATAGAACAGTCTACGCAAACGAGGATTAAACATGAGCTTTCGTTGGCCTAATAAAGACCCAGATGAAACATTAGATTACAGTGTAGATTGGTCAAGATTTCTTGATGATGGATCAGCTACACCTGCTGTTATTAACAGTGTTAAGTGGTTTGTTAAATCATCTTTGTACGACACAAAAACTGAAATAGAAGCAGGTGAAACATTAACTGCTGCCTCTGGATCGGCTACTACTGACAGCATTCAGAACGTATCACAAACAAATACAAACACTGTTGCAACAATAAATATTGGTGGTGGGCAGAATAATGTAGAGTATACATTTTCTTGTCAGATGACAGATGATACAGGAAGTACAGCAGAACGTACCATTAAACTACGAATAAAGGAACGTTAATATGGCATATGATTACATTGGACTTGTCAATGACGTAAACCGTAGGCTCAATGAGGTTGAACTAACATCTAGTAACTTTGCTACTGCTGTTGGTGAATACTCTATGATTAAAGATGCAGTTAACTCTGCAATTCGTTATATCAATCAGCATGAATACGAATGGCCCTTTAATCACGTAACTGAAGAAGAAACACTTACTGCTGGTATTGTTCGTTATACATTTCCTAGTGATGCTAAGACATTAGACTTTGATAGCTTTCGTATTAAACGTAATGCTACACTAGGCAATGACACAAAACGTATTAAAGTAATTACGTATGAAGAGTACCTAGATAAATACGTTGATGCTGAGTACAATACAGCTACATCAGTTCGTGGTTTTCCTGATTACGTATTCCGTACACCTAACCAAGAGTTTGGTTTCGTGCGTTGCCCAGATAAAGCGTACACCGTTGTGTATGAATATTATCGTTTACCAGTAGACCTTCTTAACGCTACTGACGTACCTACAATACCTGAACAGTTTCGTTATATTATTGTAGATGGTGCAATGCATTATGCATACATGTTTCGTGGTGAAACACAAGAGGCGCAAGTTGCACAGGGTAGATTCCTAGATGAAATTAAAAACATGCGTAGTCTGTATATCAACCGTTATGACTACGCCCGTTCAACTGCAATCCAACAAAACCGTACATCTGTGAGTTCATTTAGAGTATTTTAATGTATGCCTACAAATCGCCAAACATATCCCATTCAGTTTAGCGGTGGGCTTATTACCAACATGAGTCCGTTGCAGCAAGGTATTAACATGCCTGGGTCTGCACGTATACTTAGAAATTTTGAACCTTCTATTGAGGGTGGCTATAAACGCATACTTGGATACAATAAATATGACGAAGACATTATTCCTCCTTATGGTATACCTGTTGTGCATGGCGACAGTCAAACAGGTACTTCACTAAACATTGCTAATATTCGTCAAACACCAGAAGCTGGCGATAAATTTAAATTAGTACATGCTACTGCTGACATTAATGGCTCTACTACAATTAATACTGTCAATGGTCCTACAGCAGACGTAAACGGTGCTACAAGCGAAAGTAATCAAGTACTAGTTGATAATGTGGCATCAGGTACTATTGCCGTTGGTCAAACGTTTACTGCTAACGATGCTGTTACTCTTTTACCGTTTACTACTACAGTAACTGCAGTTGTAGGTAACTTGATAACAATATCTGAAGCTAGATCACTAGCGAATAATACAGCACTACAGTTTACGTATAAGACTACTACAGTTCCAGTAGACAACGTGTCAGGTACTATCCAAGCTGGAATGGAGATTGTAGGCACAGGTATTCCACGAGGAACTACTATCTCTGCTTTCTCCTCACCTAACGTTACATTGGGTACATCTTCTGCAGGTGTAGCAATTACACTAACAGATGATACTGCGTTAGAGTTTAAGTCAGAGTACACTATTGCATCTGGTGGTGTTACATTTGATGATGATGACAATAGAGCATCATTAACACTTACTGACAGTTTAGATGTTACTCCATCTAACGGTGATACAGTAGAGTTTAGCAGCACCACAACTAACCATCTTACTATCGGTTGTGGTGTATTCTTAGACTCAGTTATTGTAGCTAGAAATGAAAGCCTATTAAAGACAACAGGCAGTGGATATTCACTTGTAAACGTTCCTAGCTACGGCACAGTACTTGTAAATGGTGCGTCACAAACAGGTAGCAGTTTAATTGTAGATGGACTAACTGCCACACCACAGTTAGGTGATGTGTTTAAAATTGCAGGTGTAGATTTAATTTATACAGTTACAGCTACTCCTACTGTTACCTCTGGCGGTGCTACAATAGCAATTGATCCTGCCTTGGATAGCTCACCAGCAGATAATGCAGCTATAACTTTTTTAAGTACGTCACGAGAAAATGCTACCAAAACTAGATTTTCTAGGTATAACTATGTAGGAGATGAAAAGATTGCCATTGTAGATGGTACTAACGTTCCTGCATTGTACGATGGCTCTACCTTTACCGCACTTAACGATGCACCTGCTGACATTATTGGTGCTGAGTTTGTAACTAGCTTTAAGAGCCAACTATTCTTTGGCAAAGATAATTTACTAGTTTTTACCGCACCTTTTACAGATAATGACTTTACAGCCGCTGCTGGTTCTGGTACAATCTCCGTAGGAGCTAACATCACAGGGCTAGTTGTATTTAGACAACAGTTAGTTATATTTACTGAGTCTGCTATATTCCAGTTAGTTGGTAATACAATTGCTGACTTTAGCCTACAGCCAATTACAATAGACATTGGATGTGTTGACAAAGATACTATTCAAGAAGTTGGTGGTGATGTTATGTTCCTTGGACCAGATGGTCTAAGACTTCTTAGTGCCACAGATAGAATAGGTGACTTTGGTTTAGGTGTTGTATCTAAAGCTATCCAAGAACAAGTAACTGACTTATATTTATATAATACATCATTTACTAGTGTTGTTATTCGTGCTAAGTCACAATACAGATTGTTAGGATACAACAACAATATTACACAAGAAAATGCTCAAGGCATACTTGGTACACAGATGGCAGGTCAAGGTGGCGAAGGTATGGCATGGGCTGAGACACGAGGCATTCGTGCTTATGTAGCAGATAGTAGGTTCTATCAAAACGCTGAAACAATTGTATTTGCAAATGACGATGGTTATCTGTATCAAATGGAAGAAGGTAATAGTTTTGATGGCGGCAATATTCAAACAACGTTTGCTACACCGTATATGCCAATTAGTGATCCACGTGTACGTAAAACATTTTATAAGATGTTTTTGTATACAGACCCACAAGGTAGTGTGTCATTTGACGTAAGTTTGAAACTAGACTTTGACCAAAAGAATAGTGTGCAACCTACACGAATTGATTTTAACAACTCAACTGGTACTGTTGCATTTTTAGGTCAAGCTACATTTGGATCAACAGCAGTATATAGCACTAAACTAAAAACACTGTTTGAAACACAAATTATAGGATCAGCATTTGTTGTTTCACTTCAGTATACATCTGACAGTACAGACCCACCATTTTCATTGGATGCTGTCACGCTAGAGTATAGCACTAACACAAGAAGGTAATTTAAAATGGGCACAGGTTACACAAGGAACGATACAGCGAACAACATTGCTGACGGTAACGTTATCAACGCTGCAGACTTTGACGGTGAATATGACGCAATTGAAGCTGCGTTTAACTCTTCTACTGGTCACACACACGATGGTACGGCTGCTGAAGGTGGCCCCATTACAGTGCTTGGACCAAGCCAAGAGTTTGTTGCTTCTGCATCAGCCGTAGCTCCTAGTACAAATGCTGGATTAGACATTGGTACTGCATCCCTCAAGTTTAAAGACTTGTACATTGATGGTACAGCATACATTGACGGTCTAGGTGGAAACCTTCTTATTGATACAACTAATGCCCTACAGTTTCGTGATACTGCATTATCTATTAGCTCAAGTGCCGATGGGCAGCTAGACATTGCAGCAGACACAACAGCTAAAATTACCTCACCTGAAGTTATCGTTACTGATGACTTTAGACTACAGAGTGATGCTGCTATCCTTACATTTGGTGCTGATGATGACGTGTCTGTAACCCACGTTGCTGATACAGGACTAGATGCTCAAGCTGCTAGTGGCTTTACACTTCGTCTACAAACTGGTGATACAACAGTTGAATCTGGTAACACTATTGGTAAGATCAGCTTTAATGCCCCAGATGAAGCGAGTGGTACAGATGCTATCCTAGTCGGTGCTGAGATTGAAGCTGCAGCAGAAGCAACCTTTAGTTCTACTGATAACTCTACTGCCCTTGTGTTTAAAACAAATGAAAGTGCAGCAGCCACAGAGCGTATGCGTATAAAAGCTAATGGTGATGTTGTTATCAAAGGTGCTAGTTATGATGTTACTTGGGATGCAAGTGATAACGCTCTTGAGTTTGCAGATCAGGCTAAAGTAAAATTTGGTAATGGTTCTGATTTACAAATTTGGCACGATGGTACTAATAATATTATTAGAGATGGTGGAACAACAGATAGTTACTTACAAACAGACAATGCTTGGCGTTTCACTGATGTAGGCAATAATGAAACGCACATGATCATCAATGATGATGGTGCAATATCACTTTATTACGATAATTCAGTTAAACTCGCCACTACTACTGACGGTATTGACGTAACTGGTGATATTAGTGTAGGCAATTTAAACCTTATTACAAACACTATCTCAAGCACAGATACTAATGGTGACATCAACTTGTCTCCAAATGGTACTGGTACAGTTGTAATCAACACAGACCTTGATGTAGACAACATTAATATCAATGGTAACAGCATTACTTCTACTAATACTAACGGTGACATTAACATTACACCTAATGGTACAGGTAAAGTTAATATCGCTGGTGGTTTTGTACCAAGTGAAATTAACCTAACATCTACAGATGCAGGTGCTACAGCAGGGCCAGTATTTGAATTACACAGAAACTCTGCAAGTCCTGCAGACAATGATGCTATTGGTGCAATTGACTTTGCAGGTCAAGATAGCGGTGGCAATAAAGCTATCTACGCCTCTATTGATGCAACTATTATGGACGTTACAGATACCACAGAGGACGGTAGACTAGACTTTATTACACAAACTAATGGTTCTAACTACAGTCGTATGCGCCTTGACCCAACTGAAACTGTATTTAATGAAGCTGGTGCAGATATTAACTTCCGTATTGAAGGTGATGTAAAAACAAATTTATTTGTTGTAGATGCTTCAGAAGATAAAATTGGAATTAATACAAATTCACCTAATGCACTATTTGAAGTAGCTCTTGGTGCTGAAGGCGAATACCTTCGTGTTGGTGGTGATAATAGTAATAATGGTCGTGCACTTAGGTTTACCAGTTCAACAAACACATCTAACGGTGCACTTCATACACTTGATGCATCTTCTAGTAATGGTGCTATTGCTTTTGCTACTAACAGCTCAGAAGCCATGCGCATCGACAGCAACGGTTCTGTGGGCATTGGATGCACCCCCGACAGTACTATTTCCTTAGATGTTCAAAATTTGTCTGCAAGTTCTAACAATGTGTTATTGCGTGTGAAAAACACAACTAGCTTAGAAGATGCAGGTATTGTCATTGAAGGTAATAACGGAGGGCAAAGAGAATACAGAATTGGTGTTAATACCATTGCCAACTCGTCACACCTTACATTTAGCGGACCCACTGGATACAGATATTATCTTGGCAGCACAGAATATATGCGCTTAGACGGCAGTGGTCGGCTTGGTATTGGTCAAACTGCTATGTCATCCATGCTTCATGTAAGGCCACAAACGGATACTAATAGCCAAATTACTTTAGAGCATGGAAGTGGTGGTAACAGCTATGGTGGCTTTGTTCGTTCATTTTCAGGCACTAATCAAGGTTTAGCCTACGGCATTTATTTTAATGGTACATCAACAGAAAAAATGCGTCTGGATGGTAATGGCAATCTGTTGGTGGGAAAAACTGCGTCAAATCTAACTAATGCTGGTATAGAACTCCGCAGTACTGGTGAAATTACAGCAACACGCAACAATAATGTTTTTGACATAAATCGTACAAGCAGTGATGGGAGTATCATGCAGTTTCGTAAAGACGGAACTGTGGTAGGAAATATTGCAAGTCGTTCTGGTTTAGTTTCAACAATAATTTTAGACCCACGATCAGCAGGTAACGGTGGCACAGGTTTAACCGCAACAGGTAGTTCATCACCTCCTGCAATACTACCTACTGACGAAGACGGAACAGTTCAAGATAATTATGCTAATCTTGGCACATCTGGTGGCGCATTCAAGAACCTATACCTTTCTGGTACTGCTGACGTTAAAGAAATAACGTATGACTCTTTTAACGATGGCGCAGGTGCCAGTGGGTTAAACGTAGTTGCTTATTATTCATTTGACAACAACAGTCAGAACTCCATTGGTAGTGATTTTAATAATAGAGCTACTCTTCTTTATATCGTTACAACTAACGGAACAACCGCAATTCCTATGTACCCTAATGCAGGCTCTGGTGTGGCTTGGCAAGTTATGGTTTTTGATCCAGACGCAGGAACATTCCAACAAAGAAGTTGTTCTTTTGTTCAAGGCGGTTCTAGTGGCAATACGTTTACTGTACAAGTAGCTAGTGGTAGTGGTAGCGCAACAATTCAAAGAACCGCTGGTAGTTTAGCGTATCAAGTGTACATATCAAGAATAAGCGGAGGAACGGCATAATGAGTGTAACTTTCACTACGGATATTTCTAATGCCAAATCAGCAAATATAAACGGCATGAACAATATTATAAAAGAGATTAAGTTTTCTCTTACAGGTACAGATGGAGTTAATACAGTAACCAACTTTTTTCCTGTTAAATTAGATAATCCAACAACAGAAAACTTTATTGAATTTGAGAATCTTACAAGAGATCAAATTTTGCAGTGGGTTACGGATAAAGTGGGAGAAGACCAAATTAATTCTTTAAAAACAGGTATTACTTCTGAATTAAGAGACAAACAAGTTGTAGACCCAGATAATCCTGTTTTAACAAGGATTGAGTTACCAGAGTAGAAGGAAAATATAATGGCTATAACTTACACATGGAGTATTCCAACGGTAGAACGTAACCTATCAGACGGTGGTGTGACAGTAGCACACTGGCGTTGTGATGCAGTAGATGGCGACTACATTGCATCTACATACGGCACAGTAGGCTTAGAGTATGACGCAGATGCAGCAGACTTTATTGCTTACGATAACCTAACCGAAGCAGATGTAATCGGTTGGGTACAAGATTCTGTATCTCAAGCAGATACTGAAGCAGCATTATCTGCAAAGATTGAAGCAGATAAAACACCAACCACAGGTACAGGAGTGCCGTGGTAATTTGACAACCTAAAAGGAGAAAACAAATGGCAGAGAAAAAAACAACGCCTATTGTTATTGACGATGTAGAATATCAATATGAAGACATGACAAATGAACAACAAGTTCTTGTTAATCATGTCGCAGATTTGGATCGTAAGATTAAATCTACACAGTTTAATTTAGATCAACTAAACGTGGGTCGTGGTGCATTTATGAATGCACTTACTAAAGCTCTATCAGAACAACCTAAAGAAGAGGCTGCATAAATGAAATTTGAGCAACTAATTGGTGTTGTCGCACTTGGCATCTTGAGTTGGGGAGCACTTCAACTTTATCAGATGAATGCTAACATGGCAGTAGTTTCATATAAAGTTGACGAAAACTACAAGATGATTAAACCAATGTGGCAAGACTTTTTAGTTCGCCAGAATAGAGTAGCAGAAAAGTAACATGGAAAACATCAAACTCCCCATAGCATTAGTAGCTGCAATGGCTGTCCAACTTGCAGGTGGAGTTTGGTGGGTTTCCCAACAGGCTGCTACAATTGCATCATTAGAAGAAACAGTTAGTCAACTGGGTAGCCGCATGGCTATTGAGGACAATGTAAATCTTAAACGTGATGTAACGGATAATGCAAAAGAAATACAATACGTTTGGGATGATGTTGACGAATTATGGCAAGAGCTAGATAATCTTGCTAGTACAATTAAACGTATTACTGAATTACAGCAACGTCTTGCTTTAATAGAAAATGAATTAAAGTATGTAAACAGAGATCATAACACGATGATTATGAACAAGGATGGAATGTGACATGTTTAATATTCATCGTGGGGTTTGGTCACAGTTTCTACGATGGTTTTTATAAGTCTTGTACTTACAAATGCCCTGACAACAAAACAAAATACTATAGGGTTAGTCCAGAGTATATATGTCCTAGAGAGATAACCTTATGATTGATCCAGTAACAGCAGTCGGTTTAGCTACGTCAGCATTTAATGCTATCAAACACGGTATATCCGTAGGTCGTGATATACAGGACATGACCAGCCAGCTATCTAAATGGGGTCAGGCGTTCAGTGACTTTAACTACGCTGAAGAAAAAACTAAGAACCCACCCATTTGGAAATCATTAGCAACGGGTCAAGATAATACAGCAATAGAAATCTTTGCACATCGTAGAAAAATGGAAGAGATGCGTAAAGAAATAAAGAGTCACATCTCTTTGTACTATGGCCCATCAGCATGGGAAGAAGTTCTTCGTATAGAAGCTGAAATGCGTAGGCAGCGTAAAGAAGAGGCTTATCGTAAGCAAGAACTTAAAGATGCAATAATTAATTGGACAGTTGGAATACTGGCATTTTTATCTGGAGTTTTACTGTTAGGAGTATTGCTATACTATACAGGAAAACAACAAGGTAAGTGGTAATAGGAATAAACAATGATACAGTTTAGAGGATTTAAACCTGAAGCAGAAGAGAGATTAGCACGTACTATGGGCTACTCTGGTGACATGTCACAATTTGCCACTTACTTAGCTCAGAACCCTGAACAACAAACTCTGATGAACCAATACAAAGACATGGCTATTGGCATGTTAAAAGGTGGTATGGTTCCTAACAAGAAAAAACTTGCATTCTCTAACAGTGGTTCTGCTGAAGATCAAGATGACTTAGCTGATTATGGTGAAGGTGCCGCATCTAACAAAGCTAGACCACTAGAAGATCAAATGGCTAACTTAGCCTACAATCCTGCTTTGCCTACAGGTGGTAAAGTAACTGCCACAGGTATTGGTCTACAAGATCAACAGTTCATGGGGGCTAATGTTGGTGATGTAACTGGTGATATTGAAGCTAAAACTACAATGCTTCGTAAGACAGATACTGCTAAAGCACCAACTGCAACTGGTGCTGCTACTACAACTGCTGATACTGTAACTGCTGATATGCAACAACAGTTAGCTGAAGTAGAGGCTGCACAAGGTTCTTTAGATCAACAAAATTTAGTTCAAGCACAAACACAACAGGGAACATCTGTATCCACACTACAAAGTGCACAGGGTACTGGCATTTTAATGAATAACCCTACCCAACGTCAGATTCAATCTGGTGAATTGGTTACGGGTGCAGCAGATGCGGCTGCAGCAGCTAAGTTTACAGAGCAAGTGCAAGCTGCAACTGCTACGCCATCACAAAAAGCTACAGTTTCAGGTCAGCTAGACAACCTAATGCAAGACTTTGAAGGTGGTAAAACACCTGCATGGGCTGCAGGGGCCATGAGAGCCGCTACCAGTGCGATGGCTGCACGTGGGCTAGGTGCATCCTCTATGGCTGGACAGGCTGTTGTACAGGCTGCTATGGAGTCTGCGCTACCTATTGCACAAGCTGATGCAGCTACACAAGCTGCTTTTGAAGCACAGAACTTATCCAACCGTCAAGAACGGGCAATGCTGGCTGCACAACAACGTGCGGCCTTTATTGGTATGGAGTTTGACCAAGCATTCCAATCTCGTGTTATTAATGCGTCCAAGGTTAGTGATATAGCTAACATGAACTTCACTGCTGAACAGCAGGTTGCTCTTGAAAACTCACGTATTGCTAACACTGTCAATCTACAGAACTTAAACAATGAACAAGCTCTTGTAATGGCAGAGGCTGCTGCGTTATCTCAGCTAGACATGGCTAACTTGTCTAACCGTCAGCAAGCTGCAGTTCTAAATGCACAGAACTTTATGCAGATGGACATGGCTAACCTTACCAATGCACAACAAACCACAATGTTTAAAGCACAAGCTATGCAGCAAGCCTTGTTTACAGACCAAGCTGCTGAGAATGCTGCACGTCAGTTTAATGCTACATCTGAAAACCAGACTAACCAGTTCTTTGCTAACCTGCAAGCACAAACATCACAGTTCAATGCATCACAGAATAATGCTATGGAACAGTTTAGGGCTGGTGAACTTAACGCACAAGAACGTTTTAACGCTGAGTTAGAAAATCAACGACAACAATTTAATGCAAAAAACCGTTTAGTTATTGACCAAAATAATGTACAATGGCGTAGGGAAGTTGCAACTGCAAACACAGCAGCTATCAACCGTGCTAATGAACTTAATGCTAAGTCAATTCTAAACATGTCAGAGACTGCATACAATAACTTGTGGAACTACTATTCAGATAGTATGGAATTTGCATGGCAATCTGCTGAGAATGAACGTGACCGTGTTAACAAACTGGCACAGATCAAACTTCAGGGCGATAAAAATGCCGACATTCAAAGTTTGAAGAATGACTACGCTTCATCAGTTTCATTTGGTAAATTGATTGGTACATTCCTGACAGGTGGCTTTGATAATCTAGGTGGTATATTCGGTTAAATAGGAAGATAACATGTATAATCAAGCAGCAAAAGCATACGCAAGAATTAATGCTCTAGTAGAAAAAGAAGAACCAAAACCTGTAAAGTCTACTGGTTTACTTGGTCGTCTAACTCCTAAGAAAAAAGAGCAAGAGAAAGAAGCTGAACCAGAAGCTCGTGTAGTTGAAATGGTCAGAGACTTACGTAAAGCAAGAATGGGGTTAAAGAATGGCAAGTAGGCGTGAATTAATAACTGGTCCAGTACCAGGTATGGGTATGACTGCTGAACTTGGCGGTAGACCTTGGCAGAAACCACCACAATATACAACAGTTGAAGAAGCGTTAGACTACTACCTACCACGATTCACTGACCCCGATGTACTAGAACAGCTACTGGATGTCATGGAGTTGGGTATACCACTAGTTACGATTGCTGAAGGTATGCAGTCTGCTGCAGTTATGGAGGGGCTACACACAATTGATGTAGGTATGCTTGTAATCCCTGTACTTGTAGAAATGATGGCATACATTGGTGATGATGCAGGTATTGAATACTCAACTGGTATTGAAAGACGTAGAGATGAAGACGAGTTCTCAGACACTAAAATTGCATTGGCAATGAAAAAACTTAGAGAACGTTTGCCTGAAGAGTTAGAAGCAGCACAAGAAGAACGTGATGCAATTGAGGGTGTAGATGAAGAACCCATGATGGAAGAAGAACAGGAACAGGCAGCACCTGAACAAGGTGGGTTAATGGCGAGGAGAGCATAATGGCTTTTAGTTTTGGTGGAATATTAGCTGGTGTTTCTGAGAAAATCGTTGAACGAATTGAAGATGAAGAAGAACGCTTAGAAGAAATAGCACGTGAAGAACGATCTATTGCCACACGTCAACGACTAGCACGTGAAAGTGAAAGACGTAAAAAGCAAGCTGTTCTAGATGAAAGTGCTGGCATGATGGCAATGCTAGGATACGATAAAGATACAATTGAATCCATCCTAGCTAAAGGTTCTGCTGCATCACAGTTTGCTGTAACTGCAGGTCAGACT